CGGGGGTGGGAATAACAGCCAGGTACTGGCGGCCAACGCCACTACCGGGGCGCTCTCGATGGCCCTGATGGACGAGCTGATTGACATGGTGAAGCCCGGCAAGCCGCACCTGCTGCTCATGTCCCGCCTTTCCCGGCGACGGCTGAACGCTTTGCAGAGGGCGGCGGGCAACGCTGGTATGCAGATGGGCCAGTCGGACCTGTTCGGCAAGTTCATGGACATGTACGACGGTATTCCCATCCTGGTATCGGACTGGCTGGTGGACAACGTGCCGGATAATAGCTCCAGCGTGCTGACCATCTCCACCTACGACTACGATGCCGCCCGGTCAACCGGCAGCAGCCTGGACAACAGCCTGATATTCGCCATGAAACTCGGCGAGCGGGATGTTCAGGGGCTACATTCGGGCCAGATGGCGCATGAACGGAAAGACTTCACCGAAGACTACAATGCGATACGGAACCGGCTTGTCTGGTATCCGGGTCTCATGTGCGCCAGCAAATTCAGCTTGGCCGTCCTGACCGGGATGAGCAGCTAAGGGAAATAAGGAAGTAGGAGATTGAAATGCCAAAACTCAGACAAAGTCTGATTCCGGTAGGGGGCAGGTACATAGTATTGCCCTCCTACTATGACGGGCAACCAGAGCATGTGTGGGGCAACCTGGAGCTACCAGACCTGTCCGTAGCTGATGCAAGCCAGAAGTATGCCCTGGGTGCCCAGTACATTGATGGAGATAGGCGCTTCCGCTACGGTGCCGCAAAGGGCACCCTCAACCCAGACCTGGGTGCCAAAGACACTCAGCCTCAGCATGTAGCCTTCGCTAACATCGCTGCGGCGGCTGCCCAGTATGCTACGGAGATAGTGATTGATGTGGCAGCCAGCGACGGGCGTGCAGGTGATGGGGTAATAGCCGTTAATGAGCTTGCTGGTGGATACCTCGTGGTGTTTGATGCCAGCGCTAAGGCGTTTAACAGGCAAATCAAAGCCAACACCGCTGTTGCCACAGGCGAAATGACCCTGACACTGACCGACCCTATCCCTGTGGCCCTGATTACGGACACCGACCATGGTGAGTGTATGGCGATGTCCTATCGGTACATCACGGCCTCAGTGGGCGACGTTTATCGTGTGGTCGGAATGCCGCAACTAGTGTACACCTCAGGTCAGTTCGGCTGGTTCCAGGATAGGGGACCTTGCTGGATTGCGCCGCAGGCTGCGGTTGGCAGCGGGAGCAACAACCTACTCTGTATCTTCCGCAACGATGGGTCTATTGACGAGCTTGACTATACTGCCAATACCAACAACAAGGGTCAGATAGCAGGCTTTGTGATGCAACATGCTCAGGCTGGAGGTCAGGGTGCAGCCTTCATCTGGCTGACGATTGCGCCATAAGAAAAAGTAACATGGCAGGCTTTGGGGGGGTGAGCCTGAGAATCATCCCCCTGTTGAGGAGGCATTATGGCAGAATTTATCCCTTCAATTCCCCTGAGCGAGTTCAAGAAACTCAAGAGTGAGCAGATACGCAGGCTGAAGTGTGCCGAAATCACATCGGACGGTTCCTACCTGTTCACGTTCATTAACGGCATGTTGGAACCCTCCGGCTTTCAAAGGAAGGCGGCTGAATACAGGGGGGGGGAGTCCAACGCCATAGGTGGTGAGACCTTAGAGGAAATCCTTAGAGAGGAGGTGGCGGTGTAATGGCCCAATTTGCCAGCGACTGGAAGACAGCGACCCTTGATTTTGACCGTTCATCGGAGTTCACCGGGGATGATGTTGACCAGTTCTCCTCCCTGGTGGACCTCGGGGAAGGCTACGAGTATCTGTCCGTCTTCATTCCGGCCCTCAGTGCCAGCGGGACTGTCTCCGTATGGGCTCAACGAGATGCGGCAATAGCCACTGTCCCTATGGTAATTCATATCCTGGATGATGATGCCACCGGTTCTTTCCTCCATGCAACATCATCGGGGGATGGAGACATATATGTCATCTTCCGCATCGGTGGGGCACGGTACGTCAGGATTCGTGCCAATGCCGATCAGACGGCAAACAGACTATTCCAAATCAAGGGCTTCAACCGACAGGCGACTGTGTGACCTTCGGGACGTGATGGGAGACCTAAATGGCTGATACCTATTCCACCTTAAGAACGGCGATACTCCAGAAGCTGCAAGATACGGGAAGCGCTGACTTCCAAACAGGTGAGATAGATGACCGGATGAAGGACGGCCTTCGCCACTTCGCCCGTTATGTCCCCCACATCGTTAGGGTTCCCTACACCATTGAGTCCCGCACCGGGGCCGCCACCGCCACCACAGCAGGCTCCCTCGTTGACACCGGAGAGTCCCAGTTCCTTGCCGGGGACGTGGGCAAGATAATCCACAACCTCAACGACAACACCTGGGCCGTGGTAAAGACCTTCACCAGCACCAGCGTCCTTGTGCTCTCCCGCGACATCATGGTGTCCGGGGAAGAGTACGAGATGTACAACAAGGAATGTGTCTCCAACAAGCAGATAAACCTTGAGGACGTGGAAGACCCCCTGTGGGTGGAGAGGGTGGAGTTCCCCATCGGCGCGGAGCGTAGCTTCTCCCTCCGGGGCACCATCCTGACCATCGGGATAGACTTCACCCCGGACGATACCAAGGCCGCTGACGCTAACAAGATAGTCCATGTCTTTTTCGCCAAGAGGCACAAGGTATCACAGCTTACTGACCTCCTTGGGGCGGTGGACCTCGGCGCTGGTTACAGTGAGGGGGATACCACTATGACGATAGATGAGATAACGAATGACGAGATTGTGGAGGAAGACCAGGAGTTCACTGTAGCTGGCTTACAGGAAATCTACACCGTCAAGGCTGCTGTCACTATAGCAGGCAGTCAGGCAGATGTGACATTCTTCCCCGGCTTGGAAGCGGACGTGGCTGAAGACATAGTGGTGACATTCATCCTGTCCACCTTTGAGGGTAAGTACGGCCGCCAGTTGGAGGCCCTGTTCGTGGACTACGTGGCAGCGATAGCGGCTTCCAGCAAGGCCACCAAATACATCAACGCCATCCCCAAGGGCGGGCCGGGTGTGTCTGGTAGGTTCCAGAGTTGGGCACAGCTTACCCTTCAGCGAGTCCAGCGAGACCTGATGGCGATGGCCGACCCTCCCCCCAACAAGATATTGACCAGGGCTCGGTAAGGCGTGCGTAGCCTCGCTGGGACTTTAACCACAGCCCAAAAGGATCCGGTTAATCCCCTCGTCAAGATTCGACTCACGCAGGGTGCCAACGATAACACCTACCTACTGACCGGCACCGGGTTCATCTACTCCATGGAGCACTCCGAGGGGAGGGACAGCCAGAAGGCCACGGTGGTCCTGGATAACTCCGAAGGCACCTTTGACGCCAAGTCGTACGGCGAGGATATGTACAAGGGCGTCATATCCTGGGGACTGGTGGATGCCAACGGCGCCGACCAGTACTCTGCTGCGGCCCCACTCTATGTGGTCGGGCAGCAGTTTCATAGCTCTCCGGGATACCTTCTCTGTATCCTGAACCTCATAGGCCTCTTTGACCTTATGGCTCAGGACAAGGCCAGTGAGGACTATGTCTTGGAGAGCAGTGATACCCAAACAGTCAAGACCCTAATCACGGCGGTTATAGGTGCCACAATCGCACCCTTCTATCACTGTGTAGGCTTTACAGTTACCTACGACAGTGAGGACTCCCTCATTGACTCCCTCAAGCCAGCCGATTCCTTTCGCATTGGCCTTAACGACACTCGCTTGGATGTGGTCAATCGGCTGATGACTCTTACAAAATGTGCGAAGCGTGTTGAGGCTGATGGTGCAGTTCACATATTTGTGCCCGCTGTGGATGGACCCACCTGGACGGTGGACACCAAACAGGAAATCAATGACTACGTGCAGCCCACCACTCCTAACAACAACTTCCGGTATCGGTGCAGCGCCGTAGCGGGTGACCAGAAGACGGCTGCCGTAACGGAGCCCACCTGGCCGACAGTAGCAGGCAATACCGTGGTGGACGACCAGGTGACATGGTTAGCGGTGGCCCCGGACTACGAATACACCTTGGATGCCGGCGACCACAACTTCTTCAAGAAGTCGCACCGGGAACGGGTGGTGATGCCCAACTTTCGGAAGGTTGAATCCCACCCGGACTCCGACCCGCCGCTCTACACAGGGACAGCGGAGTACAAGCCCAGCAGCGACCTCACCCCGCCCTCACCCTACAACTCCGCTGAGATACGGGAGTTCCGCTACATGCGGCTCACCTCCGACGAGGAGGCCGCTAATGTAGCTGCTGCTCTCCTTGAGGGTGATCGGCTCGATGCGGAGCGGGGTAGTGGCTCCGTGCCGGTCAACTGCGGTGCTGAGGTGCTGGACTATAACAAGATAACGGACTCCCGGCAGAGCGGTGATATCCGCATAGGCAACATCGGCTATCTGACCCGGCATTACCGTCCTAATCTGTGGGAGATGCGCTTCGGGTTCGGGGACCCGCGACAGGGGGGGTTCCTGAGTCTGGACTTGCCTGGGGATGTGGTTGCCACAAGCCTGCCCTCGGTAGGAATAGAGGGGGAGAGGCGCATAGACATCGAGGGACTGAGTTCAATCCTCCAGTCCCTGGTGACAGCCGTTAATCGAAATGCGGAGGAAATACGGGCCATCCAAGTAGTATTCGGCGGTGCCCTATTTCGTTTACAGGCTGCAATATCGTCGGGACAGTTACAGAGCGTGATAGATAGCCTACATGTGCGGGAAATACTGAGAATCCCCGTAGGCACGGATAAGTTCTAATGCCCAGTAGGGTACGGATAGCAGATGATTCAGCAAATATAGTATCAGGCGACCAAGGTACTTCTTATGCTGATGCGAGGGCAGGGACAGATGTACTGAGGGTAACAACGGTCAACTTGGATATAGGTCAGACGAAGACGGCCTTACCCACCTTTTTCTGCTACAACACCCTGATTTCCTTTGATACCAGTTTCTTGGGTTCATCTGCGGTTATTATTAGTGCTGTCTTGAGTTTGTACTTTGATGATGAGCAGGCCGGGCAGGACTTTACTATTGAAGCACGGGAGCACGACTTCGGCGACACTATAACGACAGCCGATTTCGTAGCAGGAGCAGACATTAGCGGAAAGACCTTGGTGGCCTCTATGTTGCGCTCGGCTGCCACATTAAACCAGTATAACGCCCTCACCTCTGATGCAGCACTCCTCACCAATATTAATAAGACGGGTAAAACACGCATCGTCGTGACATCCAGCCGATTCCGCACGGGTGACGAGCCGGCTGGATTCACGGAGCGGATAACAGCTCAGATGTTTTCAGCAGCCAATCCGCCTAAGTTGACCATCACGTATATCTCAAGTGGCGGGGGACAACTGTGGATAGAGGGCGATAACCTCCACTACATTGACGCAAGTGGTGTTGAGCATATAGTCTCCATACCCCCTATACCAGCCACTGATGTTGAGGTCTCCGAGTTAGGCTCCGCCACCTACGATGATGTCCAGGACTACATCAACTTCTTCGGAGACCGGACACTCCTCACAGGCGGCACCATCACCGATAACGGGGACGGCACCGCTGCTGTAGCTGCACTGACCGGATGGTGCAAAGAGACCGATTCCAATACCGCCGTAGGCGTGTTCTTTGACTTCGCTTCCCCTGGGAACACCCCAGCCCTCACAGATTTGGTCACCAACTATGTCTATATTGATTACAACGGTGGCACACCTCAGATTGTGGTATCCACGGCAATTCTAACGCATGGGCGGAAGCAAGACCATATACATATAGCGACGATATTTCGTAACGGAACAACCCTTCACTTCCATGAAGAAAATACCATTGGGATAAGTAGGGCCAATGCTGTTAATTTCCACTGGTTGGAGGAGTTCGCCGCCCACCGTGTATCCGGGTTGGTTACTTCGGACGGTGGTTCCTTGGCTCTCTCAATCACAGCGGGAGTTCTCTACGAAGGGTCAAGTAGGCATCCTACAGTTGTTGACGGCTCCACGTGGTCTACCTGGTACTACAACTTCAACACCTCAGCCTGGGTGGAGGTGACTGGTCAGTCAGCTATAGATAACGCCAACTACAATCCCACAGGCAGCGGGACTGGCTTGGCCAACCTGACCGCCAACAGATACGCCGTCCACTGGGTCTACGTGGATATAGACGGCGCAGACCTCCATATCGTCTACGGTCAGGGGGACTACAAAGCTAACGAGGCCGAAGAGGCGGGCGTCCCAGCCCTGCTGCCCGACCAGGTAATCCACTATGGCGTTCTGATAGCCAAGATAATCGTCCAGGAGGGGCAGACCGCCCTGGTCATTACCTACCCCTGGACATCGGCGTTCACATCCTCATTCGCTACAGACCACGGCTCCTTGGCTGGATTGGGCGATGATGACCACACCCAATATCTAAGACACGCCCTTGCTACCGCAGTCAACGACTTCCTTGTTGCTTCCGGCTCTGGAGCTTATGTAAAGAAAACACTGGCTGAGACTTTGGCAATTCTTACTCATACAGTAGCCTCTCATTCAGATACCAGTGCTACTGGGTCAGAGTTAAATACCCTGACAGATAATTCTATGGCTGATACCCTACACAGACATTCAGAGTTAAGCGCAAGTGATGGAAGTCCTGATGCTGTTTTAACTCTTAATAGTGGTGGAAATGCACTGTTTCTTAAAGTAGATCCTGTATTTACACTTCAAAATGCAAATGCCACAGGATTTGAATATTTTGAATTCGGAAAGACTGTTACCAGTAGTTTTGTCAGGAGTGGATATGTTGGAGAAGGTAGTTCAGGGAATGAGAATATATATTTAGCTGCTGATATTGCAGATGTAATATTGATAGCTGCTGGCGATATTATTCTCTCTCCAACAGGAAATGTAGGCATAGGTGTAGCAGACCCGGATACAAAACTTGAAGTATTCAATGCAGGTAATCAATTAAAACTATCTTTTGATGGAACAGATAATGCTATTTTTGCAGTAGATACTGATGGCGTTTTGACCATAACTCCAAGTGGGGCTGCGGTTGATTTTGCTTCCAAAGCTATAATTAATGTCTTAGATTTAGACCTTGGTTCTGCGTCCGCCGCGGGCACTCTCTGGGCTATGTTAACCGCTGCAAATGCTGGCACAGCTTTGGTCATTAAGTCAAGGGACAGCATCGATATCCATAGAGCAAGATTAGGCTTGAGCGGCGGTGGTGATACTGCTGTGTGGACATATACCAACAGCACTATCGTAGGCATAGTGCTCAGTGGTGCTCTGGATGCTAATAACCAGGATATAGACAACGCCGTGCTGGATGCCTCGGTAGCCAAGGGCGTCTGGACTGCCTCGGGAACCTGGACTGTGCCTTCAATGACGCTGGCTGGGCCGATAAGCATACCTTCCGCTATTCAAATTGCGGGTGATGACACAACTGGTGGTTGGAGCCTCTATGGCGGACTGGCCATAGCGGGTGGCGGCAGTCGGCTACGCTTATTTGGAAAAGGTAGTACAACCCAGGTTTTTATATATACTTCCAACGCAGCACAAAACGCAGATGTAGTTCGGGTTGTTATAGATGGTAACAAAGCTGATTGTATTGCGGCTTGGACTAATATCTACCACACCGGGATGAAGTTCGGCCTTGCAGGCACCGCCACCGGTGCCTGGACGATGGATGGGGTCACATCCGGGGTGGTCACCATGACCGTAGCTGCGGCAGCGGGCACATGGACAATGACCTTGCCGACAGCTGTGGCAGCTGTTCCTGGGTATCAACTCACAGACGCTGCTGGCAATGGTATTACCTCTTGGACTGCTGCGGCCTCTCGTAGAGAATGGAAGCATGACCTTGGAATAGTAAGGCCACAGGATGCCCTTGACGAAATCTTGAAGACTAAAGCGGTCCATCGCTTTACCTATAAGGCTGGCCAGGGCACCGGAGATTTTGAGACGGTGTATGTTGGGCCGTTTGCGGATGAAGCACCTTGGGCCATGCACTTCAAGGGTGGGATTGTGAACCCGGTCAACACTCTGGGCTACATGGTGCTGGGATTCAAAGCTGTGGATGCCCGTATAGAGAAACTTGAGGAAGAACTAAGAGACCTAAAGGCTCTGGCAGGGAGGAACTGATGGCAAAAGTATTCAAGAACATAGTCCTAAATGGTTACAACGGAGAGCCCATGAGGATGGCGGTCAGGGAGAATGACGGCGACCCAATAGAGTTAAAGGAAGCAAAGCTGGACTCCGTTATGCGTATCATCCTCAACAATGCCCCACTCCAGACCCAGCAGGACTCCATAAACGGCATGAGGCTGGCTATGGCCCTTGATAAGGCCAAGAACGGGGCTGCCACCATTGAGATTGAGGATGGGGTGCATGACTGGCTCAAACCAGTGGCCGAGAAGTTAACCCCGTCCATATTCAGGGTCAACGGGAACCTCGTCTACAAGCACATCTGCGAGGGTTTTGAGAAGGCACATCAGTCGCAGGATCAGAAGGGGGTAGGCCGATGAGCGAGCAAAAGGAGAAGCGGCGCCGGAGCATGTGGGTATCCATCGCAGCTATCTTAGCCATTACTATTCTGGAGACCATCGCCCTGCTCAAAGGGGTGAACGGCACCATGTTCGGAATATCTATGGCGGCCATAGGTGGTGCTGCGGGCTTCAGCGTCAAGAAAATCCTGTCACCTAAATAGTCCACCCCACCTCCCTTTATAGCCCCCGTCCGTAACTCCTCTGCGGCGGGGGCTTCCTCATTTCTGAAACTGCCCAATAATCGGGGTGGGAAGGGGTTGACAACGACCCAACATGGTGGTAAGATGCAGACACTATGAATGTGACAGAAGAGAAGGCATACAAGTGGCTAACAGACCGTGGTGTGGATGGTTTGGTTTTTCGACAGCGTGGCAGCCCGGATTTTTTGGCCTCCAGTGGCACCGGGTACGAAATAAAACTTCTGCGTAATAGCACTGTGACTTTTTACGATTCACAGGTGCGGGAACTAAAACAACACGGTAACACATACATCATGGTATTTAATGGTGGAACCGAACCTGTGGCACGGTTCCACTTCAACGATGTGACCATTCCCGGTTTCTGGGGCAATATAAGGTTGAGCCTCGTTATTCCCTATAGGAAGCCAGAGGACACACTTGAAACAGGATATCTAACCAAACAAGAGGCAGCAAAGCTACTCAAGGTTCACCCCCGAACCCTGATGAGGTGGGTCAATGCGGGGGAGGTAAAGGCCTATAGGATTGGGCCGCTGGTGCGGTTCTCCGAGACAGACCTTCAGTCCTACATGGAAGGCCAGACCATCGTCACTGATGAGGAGAGCAATGAGTAATACCCTCTGGGACTGCGACAATGCAGTCATCGGCGGACACCTGAAGACCTACGCTGGTAATGTCCACGGCATCATCTGCAAGGCAGGCTACCCTTTGAGCCAGGCCCACACCACCCTGAGCATCAAGAACGGCAAGGCAATGGAACCAACGGTGTGCCAGGG